CTTCAAATGCAGTTGATGGTAAGTGGACTTTAGGTGCAAGTGGATCAAGTCATTATACTTTTACTGGAGTTGGATTTACAGAAACAACAAATGATCCTGTCCTTTACTTAACAAGAAGCGAAGTATATGAGTTTGTAAATAACTCTGGTGGATCACACCCATTTCAAATTCGTACAGGTAATGGAGGATCTGCATATAATAACGGTGTAACAAATAATGGTGCAGCAAGTGGTACAATAAGATTTGAAGTTCCATTTAACGCACCAAATACTCTCTATTATCAATGCACTAATCACTCTGGCATGGGAGCAACAATATTTGTTACTCCGCGTCTTGAACCAGCAGTTGGCGTTAGAACTACTCTGACAGCGACCACAGGGTCTGTTGGAAGTGGATCTACAACTAACTTGAATATTGATGGATTTAAAACTTATGGTTTGTTAAAAGTAGGTATCACTAGTGCTGCTTGGGTTGTTTTATACACTGATTCAACATCAAGAACAAATGACGAAACAAGAAGTCACTTAACAGACCCAACACCAGGATCAGGGGTCATTGCGGAGGTTCGTACAACTTCCTCTGGAGCAAGCACCTTCATAATGTCTCCTGGTGTTATTGGATGGAACAATGATGTATCAACTGCTAGTACAATTTACGCAAGAGTTACGAATAATGAATCTTCGACTTCAACTGGAATTGGTGTAACACTTACAGTAGTTAAACTAGAGGATTAAATTCTACAATGGAAAAATATCTTGTCACTGTAAAAAAAGGAGTTGATATTGATCAATTTTATGATGACATGGAAACCTCTGGGGGCACCTCCACTATTCCAGATAGAGAGGTGGATTGTTATGATCGAAGACCAATCAGTAGAAACACTGGTTATATTTTAAGTGAAGAGGAAGTAAATCAATTAAAAAATGATCCTAGAGTAGTTGGTATTGAGTCGCAAAGTCTCCTTGATACTATTACAAATCATCCATGTTGGACTCAAACATCAACAGACTGGGATAAAAGTTCTACATCAACAAATACAAATAGAAACTGGGGATTATATCGTTGTATAAATGGAGAGCAAGTTTCAAATTGGGGATCTAATGGCACCGTTGATGCATCGGCTACAATAGTCACGACTAGTTCTGGAAAAAATGTTGACGTTGTAATAGTTGATGGACACTTGAATATTAATAGTCCAGAGTTTGCAGTGAATGATGATGGAACTGGTGGGTCTAGAGTGCAGCAGTTTAACTGGTTATCCTTAAATCCAACTGTATTGGGAACTGCTGCGGGAACATACTCATATAGGTCAGGATCAAGTTTAAATAACGCCAATGATAATCATGGACAACACGTAGCTGGAACAGTCGCTGGAAATACTCAAGGTTGGGCTAGAGACGCAAACATTTACTATATGAGTCCATATGATAGTGCGTCATCAACTACAATTGGTGGTGATCGTCTATTCGAATACATTCGTGCTTGGCATAACTCAAAATCTGTTAATGAATCTACAGGAAGAAGAAACCCTACGATTGTTAATAATAGTTGGGGATCTACTTGGAATAATACGCTTAGATCTAATATTACAAGTATAGTTTATCGAGGAACAACTTATAACTCTGGATTCACTGATAGTGCATTTCAAAATACATTTGGTATTCGGGATTTTGATGCTACTAATGTTTATATACAAGCTTATATTACTGCATCTTATATTGCTGATATGGAGGATGCTGTAAATGATGGAGTTATATTTGTTGGTTCAGCAGGAAATGACTCTACAAAAATAGATATCGAAGGTGGAGATGATTTTAATAATTATATCGTTATCAGTGGAAGTGCATATTATTATCACAGAGGATCTTGGAATAATGCTGGTTCTCGAAGTGGTGTGGGCGGACAAAGGTTATCAGTTTGTGTAGGTGCAGTTAGCGCATTAGTAAACGAATCCAAAGGAACTTATAGTAATTGTGGTCCTAGAGTAGATGTCTATGCTCCTGGAACCAATATTATTTCATCTTTACATAGTTCTGGTGGAGGAGTGACTCTCGTTAATGACTCTAGAGACAGTAGTTATAAATTAGGAAAATATAACGGAACTAGCATGGCAAGCCCACAAGTTTGTGGTGTTCTTGCCTGTTTGTTAGAGCAATATCCAAACATGAATCAATCAGATATTATGTCTTATTTGGAACAACATTCAAAGACAAATCAAATGACAACCACGAGTAGTGGATATAATGATGATACTGATATACAGGGTAGTTCTAATTCCTACTTATTTTATAAAAAAGAGAGAGGGGAAACTGGATCAATAACTCCTAGATATTCTTACAGTGCTAGAAAAGGGTCCACAAATGGTGTTAAGTATCCAAGGGTTAACACAAGAGTTACAAAGAGAGTTTAAAATACCTAATAAATAACTAAAAAAATACCATCAAATGGCTGCAATTATAACTGATCAGATTAGAATATTAAACGCCAAAAATTTTGTTGCCACTGTTGGTGTTGGCACTTTTTATTCTTTTATTGGTTTACCAAATCCTAGTGATTATCAGTCTGATTGGGATAGTAATCCTCCATCACCTAAAGATAATTTTGACCAAGAGAATGATTATTGGGATACTATGATAGCATTGAAGAAAATCAATGCGGGTGATGTAAGACAAGTTGTAACAAAAAGATTTTGGTCTTCAGGGACAGTTTATGATTATTACCGACATGATTATAATAGATCAAATACAGCTCAAATCTCTGGAGCAACTAATTTATATTCAGCATCTTACTATGTAATAAATGAGGATTATAGGGTTTACTCTTGTCTTCAAAATGGAACTGACCCAGATAATCCAAATGGAAGACCATCGTTAGATCAACCAACATTTACTGATTTAGAACCAAGATCTGCTGGTAGCAGTGGTGACGGTTATATTTGGAAATATCTTTATACAATAAAACCAAGTGAAGTTATTAAGTTTGAGACAACAGATTTTATTCCAGTCCCTGCAAACTGGAGCACATCAACAGATAATGCAGCAGTTAGAGATAATGCTGTCGATGGATCAATTAAAATTGTTACAATCACAGATCGTGGAGTGGGTCTTGGAACAGCAAATGCTACTTACACCCGAGTTCCAATTAAAGGTGATGGAAGCGGAGCAGAATGCACGATTACGATTAACAATGACTCTAAAGTAAGTTCTATTACTGTCTCAAATCAGGGTTCTGGTTATACTTTCGGAAATGTTGATCTAATTGCTGGAGGAGTTCCAACTGGAACCACGAGACCAACCTTTGACGTTATTATCTCTCCTAAGGGAGGTCATGGAGATGATATTTATAGAGAACTTGGCGCATACAACGTTCTTCTTTATTCCAGAATTGAAAATGATAATGAAAATCCAGATTTTATAACTGGCAATCAAATAGCAAGAATAGGAATCGTTCAAAACCCAGAGGTTACCACTGGAACATTACTAACAGTAGATAAAGCAAGTGCAGTATATGCATTAAGATTGACTGGAGTTGGGTATAGTTCAGCAACCTTTACTGCAGACTCACAAATAAAACAAACAGTTTCCTCTGGAACTACTGCTGTCGGTAGAGTAATAAATTATGATCAAACCACAGGAGTCTTGAAGTATTGGCAAGATAGAACGGTATCTGGATTTAATACTGTTGGAACAGCACAAACGAATCCTATACATGGGTTCAATATGACAAGATTTACTGCTTCACCGTCCTCAGGTGGAAGTTTGACAATCATCCCATCAACTGGTTCAAATCTTTCTATTGATACTTCATTCACAGGTGTTAGCACCGCAATAAATAGTAGAACATATTACCTAGGTCAAACTTTCACGAACGGCGTTTCATCTCCAGAGGTACAAAAGTATTCTGGAAATATCGTTTATGTTGATAATAGACCGGCGATTACTAGATCATCTAATCAAAAAGAAGATATTAAAGTTATTTTGCAGTTCTAAAGAATTATGCCTCAGCAAACGAATCTTAACGTAGCTCCATATTTTGATGACTTTGATCCAACCAAAGATTATCATAAGGTGCTCTTTAAACCTGGGTATCCAGTTCAAGCGAGAGAGTTAACTACTCTACAATCAATACTGCAAAATCAAATTGAAAAATTTGGTCAGCACTTTTTTAAAGAGGGTGCAAAGGTCATTCCAGGAAATATTGGATATTCTCAACTTTATTATTGTGTTCAGTTAAGCAATAATTTTCAAGGAGTTCCTGTTTCTGCTTATGCAGATCAATTAGTTGGTAAAAAAATTACAGGACAAACATCTGGGGTCTCCGCGTTTGTGGCTAAAATTTTATTACCGATAGATTCTGAGAGAGGTAACTTAACACTTTATATTAATTATTTAAATTCTAGCACTTCAAATAATTCAACACAAATATTTTCCAATGGAGAATCTCTAACTTGTGACTCTGCAATCATATCTGGTTTATTGGGAAATACAACGATTGCAGCAGGCGCTCCATTTGCGGTTACTTTATCTTCAAATGCCACTGCAACTGGATCTTCTTTTCAAATTCAAGATGGGGTATATTTCATACGTGGAAACTTTGTAAATGTACAATCAGAAACTTTAATTTTAGATCAATATTCAAACTCTCCAAGTTATAGAGTCGGTTTATTTGTATCGGAACAAATTATTAATGATACTATTGATGAAAGTCTAACTGATAATTCTCAAGGATTTAATAATTATTCTGCACCAGGCGCAGATCGACTAAAAATATCTGTAAATTTAACAAAAAAACCATTAACAGATTTTAATGATAATAGTTTTATTGAACTTGCAACAATTGATAATGGAATTATTAAATCAAAGGTAGATAGAGGAGATCTGGGCGGTGGACCAGGATATCTTGATATTAGAGATATTTTAGCAAGAAGAACCTACGCAGAATCTGGTGACTATTATGTAAAAGATTTTGATATAAGTCTTTTAAACTCATTAAATGATAATATTGGAAACAGAGGGGTATTTCAATCTGGACAGTTTACTTATGGAGGGTCTGTCCCATCAGATAATTTAGCATTATATAAAATTTCTCCAGGTAGAGCTTTTGTTCGTGGTTATGATCTTGAACTTTTAACTCCAACTTTTATTGACGTAGAAAAACCGAGAACAACAAAAACAATTGAAGATCAAGAAATCATTTATAACACTGGACCAACTTTAAAAGTCAATAGAGTTTATGGAGTTCCTGTTCTTGGTATTGGAAATACATACGTTTTAAGTTTAAGAGACAGTAGAAGAGGTGTGGGAATAGCAACGGTTGGAAATGAAATTGGTCTTGCTAGAGTTTATGATTTCAGATTAGAATCTGGATCATATGATGCAACAAATTCTAATTTAAACCAGTGGGCTTTGTCACTTTTTGATGTACAGACTTTTACTAACATCACGCTCAATCAAGCAACGTCACTAAGCATTCCAACTCGGGTAGAGGGATCTAATAGTGGTGCGACTGGTTTTATTAGACATGCAGTGTCTGCGGGGGTGGCAGTAACAGTTTATGATACTTCTGGAGAGTTTATTGCGAATGAATCTTTAATTTTTAATGGTGTCGCTGATGGAAGAATTGCAATCGCAGTTACCACACTCTCACTTTCTGATGTAAAATCAGTTCATGGTACGAATAACGGGATTGTTGGTTTGGGATCGACATTTTTGGGAGATGTCGTTCAATCCATTGGATTCAATGTTGGTGTTGCAACGATTAGTGCTAGCAGTAATGGTATTAGCACAGTTTTTAGCACTAATACATTATTTCCAGGAGCACTAGTAAAAAGAAATAATTTAGTTCAATTTAGTAATCCAGCAAATAGAGATATTAGTTTTGCAAAAATAGTTAGTGTTGGAACAAGTAGTGTTACGATAGAGGCAGTAGCAACTGTTGCTGGAATTGCGTCAGGTGACTTACCAACAACAACCATTAATGCTACAGACTTTAAAATTTTAACAACAAAACTAGACCCATCATCGGATAAAACTCTTTATACAAAACTCCCAAAAAACAATATTTCTTCTGTTGATTTGACTGATGCGTCTTTAAGTATTAGAAAAACTTTTACAGTAAATATTTCTTCAAATCAACTTTCTGCTGTTGTGACTGCGGGAACTAATGAAACATTTCTACCATTTGACGAGGAGAGATACACATTAACTCGTTCAAACGGCGAAACTGAAACTTTAACCTCAGATAGATTAGAATTTTTAGTAGGCAGCACTCAGTTACAAATTCGTAATCTTGGTAGTAATGATACTGGTGCAACTTTAACTGCTACATTAAGAAAATTAAAACCAAAGGCAAAAGAAAAAATTAAAAATAGAGTTAATTCGCTGATTATTGACAAATCAAAATATACAGGATCTGGCATCGGAGCAACAACTTTAAATGACGGACTAACATCTGGAAACTATCCATTTGGAACACGAGTTCAAGATGAGATTCTTTCACTTAATGTGCCAGATGTTACAGAGATTCATGGAATATTTGAATCAGCGGATACATCGAATCCATCTGCGCCAAAAATTACTTTTTCTTCTCTTACCAGTTCGTCCACAACTACAACAGAACTGATTATTGGAGAGACCTTAGTTGGACAAACAAGTGGAGCAGTGGCTATTTGTGCTGAAAAATTATCATCATCTCAAATTGTGTTCATTTATAAGAATGATAGTAGATTTAAAGAGGGAGAAACTGTATCTTTTTCAGAATCAAAGGCAAAAGGAGTTATCACTACACTAGACTCTGGTAGTTTTGAAATTTCATCAAACTTTAAGTTTAATAATGGACAAGAGGAAACAATTTACAACTATGGCACTTTGATAAGAAAAAGTGATTCTGAAGAGCCCTCAAAGAGATTAAAAGTTTACTTCTCAAACGGATATTTTGAGTCAACAGATGATGGCGATATTACAACAGTCAATTCATACTCTAGATTTAATTACTCAACAGATCTGCAATCGATTAATGGTAATTCAGTATCTGATATTATTGATATTAGACCAAGAGTTTCTTCTTTTACCGTATCTGAAAATTCTCGCTCACCACTAGAATTTCTTGGAAGAACTTTTAGTTCATCTGGAAATTCTTCTGCTAATATTTTAGCGTCAGATGAGTCGATTTTGACTACATTTTCATATTATTTGGGTAGAATTGATAGAATTTTCTTGACCAAAGAGGGTGTATTTCAAGTTAAATATGGTCAACCAGCAGAGAGACCAGAAAAACCAGTTTCTGTTGATGAAGCCATTGAAATAGCGACAATTACACTTCCTCCATATCTTTACACAATAGAACAGGCTTCAATTCAGTTCTTAGAATACAAAAGATATCGCATGGTTGATATCAAGCAACTTGAGAATAGAATTAGAAATCTTGAATTTTATACTACATTATCTTTATTAGAGACTAATACGGCAAATTTATTTGTCCCTGATGCAGATGGATTAAACAGGTTTAAATCTGGATTTTTTGTAGATAATTTTAGTTCTTTTAAACCACAAGAAGAAAACATTAGTATCAAAAACAGTATTGATATTAAAAATAAAGAGTTAAGACCAAGACACTATACTAATTCAGTTAATCTAATTTTTGGTCCTGTCACCAATGTTGATTCAACAGAGGATCTTAAATTTAATATAATTGAAGGAGTTAATGTCAGAAGAGCAGATGATGTAGTAACTCTAGATTACGCTGATGTTGAATATATTAAACAATCTTTTGCAACAAGATCAGAAAGCGTGACTCCTTTCCTTATTAGTTTTTGGCAGGGAACACTAGAATTGACACCATCTTCTGATACTTGGGTTGACACCACTCGTCTTGAAGCAAAAGTTATTAATACTGAAGGTAACTATGCAGAAACACTTAATAATCTAGCAAGAACTCAAAATGTGGATCCTCAAACTGGATTTGGTCCTATCCTTTGGGACTCCTGGCAGACTAACTGGACAGGCACAGATGTTATAAACTCATCAAGAACTAGAGAGGTTTCTTTTGGTGGAGAGTGGATTGGATGGGCAGGTAGACCTGGACAACCTGGAACTGCTTGGGGAACTCGAACAACTCAAGTTGTTAGAGATGATTTAAGAGAGATTGTAGAAACAGGAGTTCAGACAAGAACAGGAACACGAACTATTGTTACTGAGCAATTTGATAGAACTTCTGTTGG